GCCATGATAATATTGTTCAACACCATCGTTATCAAAACCAGAACCAATAGCAGTAACTTCTAATCCTCTAGTTTCTGACCACTCAAAACCATTAGGTCTTAGTGTGCCAATAATTCCTCTTTGGGTACTATCAGCAGCTCCAGTATTTGTGTAAAATAATCTGTACTGTGATTTTTCTCTTAGTACTACACTGGTTATTGTAAAAAGATTTACAGTTTCTGCTAAGTCACTAACAATGTTTTGTATATTACTACTAACAGTTCCTAACTCCACATCTCCAATTCTTGCTGTACCAGCTACTGTTCTTAATCCATCTGGTGCTAAAAATATCAAGTCACCAGCAATCTCTTGAATACTATGACCACTTAAACAACCTACGTTTTTAGTAACTGGTATTACAGCAACTGTACTAGAATTGTTTATATTCTGTAGTTTAAATATTGAGTTTTCACAAAATATAAATAATTCGTTACGGAAACTTTTAATACCTTTTATTTGGTCTTCTAAAGCAATAGAGCCAGAACCAGAACCTGAAAAAGATAATGGGTCTAAAGTTGAACTATAAAATATAGTATTTAAATTATCTTCAACTCCAGCAGCTATTAAGTGTTTGTCATGTACTGTTACATACTCAACTGACTTTGTACCGGTTACTGTTATTTCACCAGCAAAAAAAGTTCTAGTATTTATATTAGCACCTGTACCTTCCATTCTAAAAAAGAAAGGTTCGTTAGCTCCATCAGAAATAATTAATGTACCATAATCTGAAGTAGCACTTTCAAATAAAGCAAACTGACATTGTCCTTGTCCAGTTCTAGCAGCAACACTACGACCTGTAAAAGCTGTATGGTCATCGCCACTACCAGATACACTAGCTCTATTTATTTCTAACCAACTTGTACCAGTCTGACTAAAATAAATACTTGTACCTGCACAAACAACTACACCATCGGCATAAGGTATTGCACCTAAGATAGTTGTTGAACTACCTGTAGGTTGTACTGCACTACCACCACCAAACTTTGTAAAGCCATTGATACGTCTATAACCACCCTTAGTAGAAACTTCAAAGTTTCTTAACTCAGTTGCTACACCGGGAGTTTTAAGTAAGTCAATAGCATTTGATGAAGTAACTAGACCTCCGGCACATGCTACTGTGTAAGGTTGACTTCTACTCATTTATTTTACTTTCTAGTTCTTCTACTTTTGCTGATAATTCTTGGATTGCTTTTGTTAAAAGTGGTATTAAAAGTGATTTATCATAACTTTGATAAACTGGGTCACCATTTTCATCAACAGCATCTTTATCTCCTTGTACTGCTTGTGGTAAAACTTCTTGAACTTCGTGAGCAATAAAACCCTCATGTGTATATCCTGCATGTCGGTTATATTCAAAAGTAATAGGTCTTAAAGCTTTTACTCTATCTATGCATGAACCTAAATCAGAAACATTTTTTTTCATTCTGTAATCAGAATAATTTTGTAAACTTACAGTGCCACTAGCAATCTGTATATAACCTTCAAGATTATTTGTCTGCCAAAACTCAACAAATGCTCCATCATTATTCATTCTGTGCAGATACAGTTGTGTGCCTTGGTCTCTAGTAATGTTCATATAACCCGTTGGAGCAAATATTTCTACTCCTGCAGCATCAAAATCATGTGCTGTTTTACCTGCAAATAAATTACCATTAGAATCAATAACAAAACGTGTTACTGCAGCATCTACATCTCTTATTTCAAAACCACCATTTGTAACACCTGTTGTGCCTTGACCAAATTCAAAATTATCTGCTGCATTTGCACCACCTTCTAATCTTATTCTTGCTAGACCGGGAGTATCTTTTATGTGTAATTCTGCAGCAGGACTTGTAGTTCCAATACCAACATAACCAGAAGAAGTAATTCTCATTCTTTCTGTATCTGCAGTATGAAACTCCATGTGTGTTCCTGAATCTTCACAATGCAGTTTAAATGAACCATCTACAGTAATAAAAGCAGGAGTTGATGTTGAAAGACCTCTAAAACGAATACTTCTAGCAGCACCTCCAGTACCATCTAATCTTAAAAGTTCTCCATCACCATTTATTTCTACTTGTGAAGCAGGACTCGTAGTTCCAATTCCTATTTTTTCATCACTTGTTATAGTAATAGCCGTAGCATCAGAGCTATCAGAAATTCCTGTGTCTAATAAACTTCTTGAAATTTTTGTTAGTGCCATACTAGTCTCCTAAAGTATTTTGAGCATCCATCATTTCTTGATAAGCTGTTTTGACTTCATCAGTCCATACAGCATTACAGATAGCTTGAACTTTTGCATCTTCTCCAGAGATGTCAGTGTCTTCCCAAGTGTCGCCATTTTTAACACTTGGTTGTAAGACGTGCCTATGAAAAGAACGGTTAAGTTCATTACCATCTTCTTTTATTACTGTAGCAGCTCTAACCTGTACTGAACCGATTTCAAGCACTTCAATTTTATCTACTACTGTTTCTTTTGTTATTGCCATTTTTACCTCATATTAAAAATTATTATTAGTCTGTTTTATAAGTCATATTTATCATTAGGTATCTTGATACACCACCTAAATGACTATTTAATACTGTGCTTGTGCTTGACGTATTAAAATGGAAATATAAAAAATTATTAAGTGGATGTATAAGTGGTGCACTCCAACTACTTACATCTAAAGTATCGGTATAACCTAAACTACCACCACCATAAAAATTAGAAATACTTGCACCATTATAAGGTAGACCACCAATTTGAAAAATACTTGAATTGTTTGTAGCTGTAACATTTACATAACAATATGCGTGTATAAATCTACCAATTTTTGTATAAACAGAAGCATAGTTATTATTAAGTGTACCGCCATTAGGTAATGTAGGAGTCCAAGTGCCTTCTTCATAATCGTCTAATACCTCGCTTGACATCGAACCGCTACCATCATTTGTATCACTAAAATCTATACCTTGACCAGAAGCAAATTTTAAATTTCCTGAAGTTGCATTAAATCTCATTCCCTCAGCATTATTTGTTTTATAGAAGATAGAACTTCCTTCTCCGTCTACTAAAAATCTTGTGTTTGCAGTTGAGTTAGTTATTTCTAGTCCATATGATGTTGTACTCGTAGCATCCGCACCAACACTCAAAGCAACTGCTGTATTTACATCTTTATTAATTCCAACTACGTTTTCAAATTTTACATTTTCACTACTATTAATGGTTATTGCAGTAGCATCACTACTATCAGATATTCCGGGGGTACTTGATAATTCTGCAGGTATTTTAGTTGTCATTTATATCTCCTAGTAATAAAGTCGGTCATCTACCATAGTTCTTGGGGTAGGATTAATTAAACTTCCAAACTTTCTACTGTCTGGGGATTTAAATACATATTTAGGCTCACCATAAGCTTGAGTATTAGCATCGTCTGCATTTTCTGGGTCTCTTAAAAATCTTCGCCATTCTTCAAGATTAATGTGTCTTAATCCATTAGAAACAAACGGAGCTGACTCACCAGAAACATTGATTGTGGTAATATAAAAATCATCCCAATCAATAGATGCAAAGTCTGTAGTTAAACTAGAACTACCATCCTTTAACGTATACCATCTTTGTCCAGCTACTGTCGCAACAGTTGTATTACCATAAAACGGGTCTGTTGCTCCACTTAATCCTGCGGAAAAGAATGGTAGCTGTGGTTCTTCATTTGCTACATCAAAGATAGCTTTATTTATAGAATCTTTAACAAACTGTTGAAAACCTACAGCACTTGCAAAGTTTGTAGAAGTTAGAGGAACTTCGTTTAGTTCTCTAAGTATCTCATTAGTTAAGTCTAAATATGTAGTTGCCATTATTTATTTGTGTGTCTTTTTTGTATCTTGAAATCTGCTTTTAATGAAGCACCCTTGTGTTTAACAAACTTTCCAGAGTGCTTCATTAGTTTATAACTGCCATTTGGCTGCT